CAGCGAGAGATGATCCACCATTCGGCGTAAGAGTCCACAGCCAACCGCGAACCAAATAACGCAGACCGCCAACAAATACAGCAATCGTCGAGACAATGGCAAGGATGAACCCTGCCCAATCACTTGCACTCACCGCAAACCGAACGCTTCATCTTTAGGATTTAGCCAACGCATAATTGGCGGAATCGTTGCCAACGCGCCAGCATAAGCAATGTTCTTAGGGTCAGTCTCGCCCGCAGCTATGAGTGCAAGCGCAGCTGTTAGAAAGGCTCGCCCCCAACTTGCTAGCATCTTTTTTAGGTCCTGGCTCATCTGTTCCTCCTAGTAATGGGATGTTAAAAAACTTCGAATCCGTGTCGCCAGCCTTTGTAAAACTGACATGAATGTGCTTGGTGTGCGGATTGACTCCGCTGTATTTTTTCCAGCGCCAGAGGCTTCGAGCGCTTGCAATCTTGTGATTAAAGATGACATAAGCAATTCGTTTATCTGACTTGGCTGCAATTCGAATTTGGTCGGCAACGTAAGCAGCTGTGGAGGCTTGTTTGTCGAAATCAGCATCGAGATCGATAGCCCTGACATACCCTGAATCAGGGTCAGGGTTATGATCGCTCTTTCTGGTTGAGTGCTTGGCGTCGCCGATCGTCCCATCCGAGTCACGCTTGCGATCTGGATAAGCATCGTCTGCCTGTTCTCTTAGTTGGACAACCGATTTCGATAAACGAGGTTTCATTAAAGCCCAAGAGCCTTTAAATCATCAGCAGTTAAGCCCAGCGCACTAAGTTTTGCTTGTGCCGCAGTTTTTGCTGCTTCTTTTTTAGATTCTTGGTCTGCTTTATAAGCGTCAACTGCTGCAAATCCTGCCTCAAATTGTGCCTTTGTAATTGGTTTTGCTTCAATAAACTCAATATCAGCAAATGTTTCGCCGCGTAAAACATAACCGCCCTCAGGAATCAAATACGCTAAAACTTCTCTTGCTAAAGCCATTATGCACCTATTTCTAAAAGAATCATTGTTGATGTTCCAAGTTCATTACAAAATACCTGACCCGTGCTGCTTGTTTGTAATGGTGCAATTTGTATTTTGTAAGTTGTTGCTGACGTTGTTGATGGTGAATCAAGGTAAGTGATTGGAACTGTGTGAGTCGCAACCGACGTTGACCCAGCAAATTGACCATAAGCAACGTTATCGCCTGACCAAACAGTTGTGCTGCCTCTAAGTAAGGCTAACTTGTATCCTTGAATGTTAGTCAACCGATAAAATTGATTCATTGTTGAAACTAATACCAAAACTTTTGATGTCGAAGCAGTCGGTGTAATTGTTCCGCTTAAACCTTGATCGGTTAAGGTTGTTGTCGCTACTGTAGATGCTGCACTACTTGTAGCCATGACAACTTGCAAAACTTTGCCACCGCCACCTGCTGAAGCCCAGGTAGGCACACCACCAGCAACTGTCAAAACTTGACCTGTTGTTCCAATTCCTAAACGAGTGTTTGTATTAGCAGTTGCTGAGCGGTATTCAATATCACCAAGTGTCGTAGATGGATTGAGTGCCTTAGTAGTTGTATCAATAGAGGAGCCAAGAGTGCGAATAGCAGCTGCCCCGTCTTTTACAAGCGCCGTGTCGTCCGGGGTACTCCAGTTATAATTTGTTGTGCTAGCCATTATGCTACTGCTCCTATCGCATTGTTCCATGTAAGTATAGCCGATAAAGTATTCCAGGCTTCAGAGGCTGAAACCTGATCCCAGCGGATTGCCACTTGAGAAAATTCGATTGGGGTCGCATTGATTGTCAAATCGACCCGGTTGTATCCAGCCCTAAAAGTAAAGCCCTCAACGTATCCTTCAAATTCGCCGTCATTAATATTTGATGGCAGATTAGTAATTTTGATAGGTTGACCCATAAATATGCCAATAAGGGCATTTCGATCCGCATCATCAATTTCATTGTTTCCTAGTGGGAAAGTAATCGAATCAAACTTTGCTCGAGGATAAGCCTTGAGTGCTAGACGTCGATCGGCTACGGATTGAGCATCTGCAGCCCCATGAATTACGGTATTAATGGATTCTGCGTATCTGCCAAAAGTGTTTATTGAAGTGGTATCAATAGCAGTTTTTTGCGATCCAAAACCAGCGCCATAATTCAAAGTAATATCATTTCTTAGATCACCGGATTGCGTAATTGATCTTAATCCAGCAGCGTAAGCGCTGTTAGCATCTAATTCTGTGTAGCCATTTGCAGCGAGATAATCCTGGCGGTGCGTTGAATCCGCGTAACAAATTCGACCAGATCCATCCTCGTAAAGTTGACCTAACGCGGATTGAGCAATAAGAGCTGCAAGAGTGTAGCGATCTACGACCTCGGCAGATGAAGGACGGGATTGACAAGTGTAGTCGCCTGGTCGATCAATTTCACCAAGTCCAACATTTTCCGCATTTGCCCAAGTAGTCGTTGGATCATAGGCAGACCAAGTTAAAGCCGGTGCTACTTCATTCCAACTGTTTATAAGTAAATCCACAATAAGAGCATAAATCTGGTCGCCATCCTCATCCTGCGACAGCGTGTCTGTCCAAGTAGATTTTGACAATCTCGATAATGCACCAACTGCAGTCACATTTGCAGCTGTAGTGAATCCAGTAGATCCAGCCTGAATAACCTCAATACTAAAATCCGTAATGAAACCACCAAAAATAGGCACATAAGTACCAGAGGAATTTTGCAATTCTATAGTCAGGGAATCTGTTACTTTGAAGTCAAATGCCTGATTATTTAGATTGACCAATTGGATATTGCAATAACCTGCTTGAGCCTGTTGTTCGATGTTTGTGCGACCGCTGGTAATAGTCAAATTAGCAATTGTGGTATTTGCATAATTTTCACCAGTCCCATTGATAAGGACTTTCCAAACCGGATTCCAGTTGCTCATATTGCCTGCAGACTTAGAGATCCATTAGTGCCACGCAAATTAGAGGATTGAATGATATCCACAATTTGACGAGCAACGCCTTCCTTGTCCAAGGCTCCGGTTACATTGATATTGTAAGTATCACCAGATGTAGCAGCTTCTGCCATACGGAAAGATCCAGCATTAAATGAACCTGCAACGCTCGAAGCAGCTGCTGTTGCTGCTACGGTTGATGCTGCTGCAGCGCTTGAGCTACTTGTACCAGTTGATCCAGTTCCTGTGCTTGAAATTGTAGGCGCTGTATAAGTTGGGGTACTTACCTTAGGTGCCGAAACTGTTGGGCTTGTAAATGAAGGCTTTGAGATAGTTGGAATATTTGGTAATAAAGGTACTGAGTTGTAAGCCTTAATCATTGCGTTAATGCCATCGATGGCGCCAGATACCAAGGTGCGAATCACGTTGATAATTCCGCCTACGATATCGACAACTCCACCGGCTACTTTAGCCACAAATGAAATGGCACCAGCCAGAGCAACGGTGAATACTGGGACTATGTAATCTACGATGAAGTTACCAAGTGCCTGGAATGAATCTTTGTTACGGTCGATTGCATCTTTTAACGGATCGAATAATTTAATAAATCTCTGGAAGTTGGGAACAACTTTATCCACAATGATTGCAATAAGTTTTTCAATAATCGGGAGCAACTGATAACCGATTGCTTCAACGCCTTCGTCAAATGCGATCTTAAGACGATCCACCCGTCCCTGAAAAGTCTCAGCGTTTTTAGCAGCTGCGCCACCAAATAGATCAGATAATTTTGTTTGAACCTGGGTAAAAGACATTGCTTTTAATTCAGCGCTTGAAAGTCCAACGCCTAGTTTGCCCAGAGCTGCGGTGTTACCGTCATAAGCCTTACCCAAAGCATTTGCTACGCCTTCAAGGGGCTTGCCCGTCTGTGTCGAGATATCAAGAGCAAGAGCCAACAACTCCTGAGCCTTGCTAGTTGAATTGGTACTTAAAGCCAAACGAGCAAGCGCAGGACGTAAAGAATCATCTGCCACGCCTGTAGCGCGTGCCATCTTGTCAATTGAATCCTCAGTAGCAGCAATTTGAGCCTTAGTTGCTCCTGTAGCGTTTTCCAACGCTGAGGCTAATCTGACTTGGCTCTGTTCATCTGCCAGCGCTGCTTTAACCCCGTCAACGCCGATTTTAACTGCATAGGCTCCAGCAGCTGCAGCAGCTGCTAAAAACGCAGCCCCGGCTACTTTGCCAAACTTCTCTAATTGCGTTGCCGAATTTTCAACGTCGCCGTTAGCTGCTTTTAACTTCTTATTGAGATCATCGACATCAGCAAGAATCGAGAGTTTAAGGGTTCTATTGCCTGCCATTAATCCCACTCCTTCAATATCTTGCTAAATGCTTCTTCCCACTTTTGTACCAACTGAGGCTGAATCTGACGCAATGTCGGATAAATGAAATAACCGGAATTGCCTCTACCTTTGTTTGGTGTTCGCTTTGGAAACTGCTTAAAGCGATTAGATCCAAATTCCATACCATAAAGTAAATCTAAAGTTGAACCGCCACCGCTAAATTTTTGACGTGCAAAGCCATAACTAAACTCACCAAGTTTGGAAGTTTTGCTTACCTTAACTCCATCAGCAATACGGCGAGCAGCAGTGCCTGAAACCGTGCGAGTCGCTGCTGCGACCTTAATTTGTCCAGCAGCATACTCAGCAAGATTAGAACTTTCCGCTTTAGCAGCTTCAACGGCTTCATCTGACATACCTTTGAAAGCCCTGGCAATACCGCGTAAATCTGATTTGTCATAAGCGATCTTGACTTCATTTGCCATCCGATCGCTCCTTTAAAATCTCGATTGCCGTTAAAACATCCTCAGCCGTGTCCCAATACTGCATAGGAATCCCCGTCTCTATCGCTAGAGTTACGAGGATCCGACCTATGCTTCCGGCTGGATAACTTTTGGGTTATCGTCTCCGACTGTTACATCAGCAACTGTTTCAGACCAGATTTCATAAGACTTAGTTGGCTTCCCGGTGTTTTCACGCTTGTAAGCATTATACGCCAAGAACATTAAATCCCAGATGCCGATCTGTCCGTTTGCTTGGGAAATAACCTTTCCGGTTGTCTTTTCCCATTTAGCCCACTCAGGAGGTTGAGCAGTATAAGTTGCTTGTTCGCCTGAGTTATATTCGATTGTGATTGGTAATTTCATCTTTGCTCCCGTTGTTAGATTTTAGGTGAATGACTCTGCTGGTGTTCCAACTACTTGTAGTGCCCAAGTATCAGTTTGTGCTCCAGGAGCAGCGCCACCGATTGCTGGGAATACTGGCAAAACGTTGCAAGTAAATACAGCGCCTGTTGCAGCTGTTAAAGATACTGCAAGAGTTGTATTTGGATTTGTATCAGCTGCTGTCCACATTGCTTCAAATAGTGATGATGCAACACCCCAGTCAGCAAGTAACTCTACGTTGAGAGTCCAAATGTCGTCTGTGTGCTTAAAAGCCTTACCATCAAGTGTTTGGTAAATATCGATCGTTGGTGAGTTAACGAGTGTGACGCTAGTTGTCTGCGCATCGTAATTTACTGTTGCGATGCTGAGGACTAGGTCGCGACCCGTAATGACTGTTGTTGGCATTATTGGTTCTCCTTATGCTGTT